GAAGGAGGACTGGATGAACCAGAACGAGTTCGCCAAGAACAAACCCCGGCATCAACATACGGGGTGGGCGTTCACCAACCGACTCGACCCGAACAATATCGACATGAGCCTGAACCAGGCATTGGAGGCGGGGTCTGAAGACTGGCGGGAATTCCGCATCTACCGGAAGTACGCGGTTCCACGGAACACGGAATCGCTGACATCCGAGGAGGCCGACGTCCAGGAAAGACACCGGGGGAAGCGTCAGCAATGTTACTACAACTCTCAACTGGCCGTCTTCGACGACGACCGGCTCACCTATGTCGAGGGCGTGTACACGAACAAGGCCATCGATTACCATCCCATCCCCCACGCATGGGTCGAGTTGAATGGTAAAGTACTCGACCTGACGCTTCCCCCGGAGGACCGCGGGGATGCCATCTATTACGGGGTGCCGTTCAAGAGGGAGGATGTCTTATCCATCCTCACGGTCGAGAGGGTCAGTCGTCCGATTGCCGTCGGTCCGTCGAGACCGAAGAAGCAACGCATGGCGGAGGACAACCGCCTTCGGCGTATCGAATCGGGGGCGTGACCACGACCGACGAGGATAAAATCGCATCCTATCTCTCCGAGCAGACGCCTCTGACCGAAGAAGACCTGGCGAAGCTCAACGTCATCCGTCCCCTCGACGACATCCGTGCCGACCTGGCGAAGGAGAAGGACCCGAAGCGCCAGGCCGAACTCCTCGCCGAACTGTACGAGGCCATGGACGAATACTCCATGGACGTCGCCGAGCAGGCCTGGAGTAACGGTGCCGGCACCGTCCGGACACCGTCCGACATGGAGGCGAAGACGAAGGCTCGACTTTCCCCGAGGAACCTGCCCGTCGAGGAGGCGCCCGAGGGCATCCGGGACGCCGAGGACGCCCTCATGTCCCGTCTCTCTCGGCTCATCGACCGCGCCATCGCCGCGATGAAACGCCGGCGCGGAGCCTCCATCGAACAAGTCGGCCCGAGCCTGGCGGACATCATGCGGGAGCTTCGCTCCGAGTATCTACGGGAAGGCATGGCCGCGGTGCGGGACATCTATCGCATCGGGCAGCGGGCGGAACGTCCCATCGGTCCGTTCACGGGACGCGATGAGAGCGTCGTCCGGTTCCTCCAGGAGCATCCGGACGAACTGGCCGGCCAGTTGTCGAAGGTCGTCGCCGACGAGACCGGGATACTCGCCCAGGTCGTCCGCGAGTCCATCGCGAAGGGTATCGACACGACAGGCGCCATCGACAAGGCCACACAGGAATTGGACGAAACGCGCTGGAAGGTCGAACGGGTCGTCCGCAGCGCCACATCGTCCATTGTGAACAAGGCCCGCATCACGCAAATCGAGGCGAAGGGGCCCGGGGAACTCGTCGACGTCATCATCTCGCGGGACGAACGGACGTGCCCGGAGTGCATCGAGGCGGAGACGCACAACCCCTGGGCCGTCCCGGCCCTACGGGCACGGACGAAGGGCCGCATGACATTCCATGCGAGTTGTCGCTGCACCGTCGCGAGGCACATCGCATGAGCGCTCCTATCATCCTCCCATTCGGCCAGCCGGCGGACCTGTTCTGGTATCGGTTCACGTTCGAACGGGCCATCGACGGGGATACCATCGAGGGGCTCCTCGACCTCGGTTTCCGTGTTTCCTGGCGAGTGCGCCTTCGGCTCTACGGCATCGACACGCCGGAGATGAACGACCCGGATGCCGTCCTGCGCCAGAAGGCGATGGAGGCCCGAGACTATGTCATCCAGGCCCTCGGGAACAAGTCGACGACGGTCCTGGTCCGCACGTACAAGGACCAGGGCGACAAATACGGACGTTGGCTCGGGGTCGTCTGGTACACGGAGCCCTTTACGACCGGGTTCACCTGGAAAGACCTCAATCTGGAACTGGTGACAAAGGGCCTGGCTCACAAGTGGCCGGTATGACTCCCGATTACCTCCCCCCCAATCTGGCCCGTCCCAACGGCGGGCCCACTTTTTCTGAGGAGCGATGGTAGGGATGCCGGTCGGAGCGAAGGCCCGGGTGCGCGGTGCAGCACTCGGAGCCTTCCGTCGGGCGTTCCGAGATGGCGTTCGGAACGCTCTGGATGACTGGGGCGATGCGGTCCTGGCCGAATCCCAGAAGCGCGTGCCGACCGGGGCAACCATCGGCCTGAAGGAATCGGGGCATACGGACCCGGCCGAACCCACTTACTGGAAGCTTGTGGAGTACACGGCTCCCTATGCCCTGTTCGTCCACGATGGCACGAGGCCGCACTGGCCGCCGCCTGGCGTCTTGTTGCGATGGGTCGAACTCGTCCTCGGCGTCACCGGCCAGGAGGCGAAACGTGTCGAGTTCCTGGTCGCCCGGCACATCGCTCAGTTCGGGACGAAACCGCAGCCCTTCCTCCGAGACGCCGTCCAGGCGGTCGAGCCGAAGCTGGAAGGATACTTCCGGAAGCATCTCGGGAAAGCCTTCGACGCCATCGAACTTCAGGTATCGAAAGTTTGATAGCCCCCTGGCCCCTACGCCCTGGCTCCGCGAGGTGAATCCTTGCAAGACCGAAACCGCAAAGAGCTTGAGGTGAACGACGAAGTCGTCGTCCACTTCCGGGTGACCGGGCTCGTGACCGCCGGGGACGTCGAACGGGTCCTCCTGGAGACCATCCACAATAAGAACGCCAGGAACGTCCGCGGGACCACGAAGGAACTCGCCGAGGTGGCCGAGGAGGTCGCTCCTCTCGCTATCGAGACGGGTCCATTTCGTGTCATCCTCCAGCGGAAGGCGCCCAAGGCCCCCGTGCCGGCGCCGGGGGCCTGAGCGCCTCCTCTTTTTCCGTTCGCCCAAAGGTTGATAGCCCCCATGGGCCTATACCCCAATTATGCAGCTACCCAAGCAGCGAACGATAATCGACGGAAGACCACATCCAGAAGGGTAGCATGACATCCGCGACGAGATTTTACCTCGGAGGCCTGCTGTACGCGATTGCGCTGTTCGGAATTCCGTCTGGATTGGTGTTCGGCCTCTGGACCGGACTCATGTACGGCCTCCTTGCCGGTCCTGCCATCTTCGGCATGATACTGTACATCACCCGCAACGATGGTCCGATAGGTTGAAACGTCCGCGGTCCCATTCGTCGAGACCGGGGACGCACTTTGACGGATGACGCGCCCGGCACCTGGCCCATCGGAGGATTCGCTTCCTTCGAGCAGTTCGCCACCGAGTATAAGGACGGCGAGCACTGGAAGGACACGCCATGGCTCGATGAGCGAGGCTGGCACAACGACCGCTTCGTCGAGACGTTCATCAACGACACACGCCGGGACTACGAAGGCGAGCGGTTCCCGTTGGAAGCCCAGATTCGGGCGATGCCTTTCTTCATGGAGAACGGACGGTATGAATGGTATCATGGGACGAGGACCGGCGGAACCCCCGTGCCCATCGGCCGCCCGGTCGCCTGGCGAATCCGTGACGGGATGATTGAATCCCGTTTCGGGGTCTTCTCCTCGGCCGATACGGGCCATCCCTTCTCCGACGAGAAGTGGAGGATGATTCAGGAGTGGGGTACTCGCGGGACCTCGTCCGTCGTCTTCGCCCCTATCGGGCCCAAGTATCTCCGTCGGGAGGGGCCATTCACGACGCTCGACATCCCGAAGGCGTGGATGTTCGACGTCGGGTTCGTCGGACCGATGGGCGCATCCCCAGGCTCGACGAACAACTTCGTCAGCAACGCCAAGGGACTCGTCCAGATGAAGGCCTTGCTGTATCCCCCAGAGAACGCCGATGGGACGTGGGACGAGTTCTTCGTGAAGGATTCGCCGCGGGAGCGTGAGCCGCCACAGAGAGCCCGATGCGGAATCTGCGGACAAGAGATGGAGGCCGGACGATTACCCGGTCACATCGCAGCGAAGCATCCATTTTCGATTCCGAGATTCGAGGAGATGGGCTGGAAGGCATGGTTCGAGGGCATCAAGTGTCCTTATTGCTCGAAGAAATTCCATGACCGGACCGGGCTGACAAAGCACATCGAGGAGATGCAGGCTCGCGGAGCGCCGAGCCACTACGAGCCATGGACGGACGTCAGTGGTCGAGCATCGGACGATGGTGAGCATTCTCGGGCATCACACTTCAAACGGTCCCGGGATGTGATGGAGAATCTTCGAGAGTATGAGGCCTGTACGACATGCCACCCAGGCGGCAAGAAGATGTCACCCGAGACGAAGCCGTTCGCTGGCTATACGGATTTCCAGGATTGCAAGGACAAGAACCGGGACAAGAACGACCCGGATGCCTACTGCGGTTTCATCAAACATCAGACCGAGGACAAAGGCCTCTATTCCGTGCCGGAATACATCCTGAAAGCGGCTCTGGAACTGGACGCGAAGGCCGCGAAACCATCGAAAACGTGGTCCGAAACGCTTAAGTCGGTAGGGGTCGATGACGACTCTGTCCGAATCGCGATACGAGAAGGGATGGAAATGGACATCAACCTGGCCAACTTTGTCGCCGCCCACAACATCACGAAGCTGAAAGCCGAGGTCATGGCAGACCCCGATGTCTGCCCAAGCTGCGCCGAGAAGGTCGAAGCCACGATGAAGAAAGGCGTCAGCCGGGAGACCGCTCTCGTCGAACTCCAGAAGGGACTCGACGACCTCGTCGCTGAAGTCGCGGCGAAGAAGGCCCAAAATGCGAAGTGGCGGTCGCGGTCCGAGTCACCCGAGCAGAAGGCGGCCCGTGAGGCAGCCGAGGCCGCGGCGGTGGGGAAAAAGCCGGGGGACGACGGCGAAGGCTGCCCGAAGGGATACCACATGGACCCCGACACGAAGGAGTGCGTCGCCGATGCACCGACCGTCACCGAGGAGGGCCTGAAGGCGCTCCAGGACGAGATGGCCACGCAGCGACAACTTCTGATGCGGGTCATCCAGGGTCAGATGCCCGATGCGAAGGCCGTGAAGGAACTGCGGAGCGCACTGCCCGAGGCCCTCAAAGGAGCCGGCGCGTCGGACGACATCGTGAAGAAGGCCCTCTCGGAGGTCGACCGCATCTACCCGACCGACATCGAATCCATGTTCACGGAGTTCCGGGATGAACTCACGGCTCTGGCGAAGGAGAAGGCGACCGAGGCCGTGCGAAGCGTCGTCGAGCCCATCTCCACGAACCTGGAGGAGGTGCGTCGGAAGATGAAGCTGCCCGCAGGCGGACCACGCGGGCAGGTCGACACGAGGGGAGCCGGCGTGACGAGTGCCATCCAGGCCTCGAACGACCACAACGCCCTCGTCGCACTCAATCGTCTTCTTGCCAAGAAGGGGGGTGATGCCTGATGGCACTCCTCGACCGTCCATTCATGGGCAGCCGCTCCGAGCGCGTCATCGACATCCGGAGGAAGATACTCGACCCGCGAGCCGCGGTGTACGACCCGCTGAACCAGTTCGGCGGGTTCCCGAGCATCGACTCCTGGTGGGACCGATACGCCGGCGGACAGCTTCGGATGGTGAGCCCGAAGCTCGACGGCACGGACCTGCACTTCGCATTCGAGACGCCGATGGACATCATCAAGAAGGCCTTGACGACGGCAACGGCGGGCGCCTGGAATCCGCTCTACGCCTACCTGCTCCAGACGCAAATCGTCCAGGAGCCGAATACGTACAACGCCTTGCCGCACGAGCCCTGGCGCGACCCGAGGACGTTCGGATGGCGCGTGAAGACGGTCGCTGCCGTCGCATCGAGCGTCGGTCTCGCCGAAGGGGCTGCGGTCCCGGCCGATGCGGACATCACTCCGCTCGAAGTCGAGCCGCAGCTTCGTGAGCATGGACACGCCTGGGGCATGACCCGCCGGCTCATGGATGCGTTCTCCATCGCGGACACTATCCGCTGGGACCAGGACGTCGAGCAGCACACGCTCGACTTCTTCAAGGCGTTCAACAAGGACCTGTGGACCGCGCCGGCCGCGGTCGAGGGGAACAACGTCGAGTCCCTCCGAAACCTGCTCTCGTCTCGGGCCGAACTCGTGGCGAAAGGCTTCGCCGTGAACTCGATTGACCCGTGGACGACCGTCGACCGTGATGCGGCCGCGTCCTGGGCGGACTCGAACACCCTGTTCGGAGCCGCGGGCGCCGACCGCGACCTCTCCATCAACCTCATCGACGGCCTGCGCGAGGCGCAGGAGCCGTATTGGGAAGGCCCGGACAAGATGGCCGGCAAGGTCTTCATCACGGGGTACAATACCCACGGACGCTGGAGCCGCATCGAGGCCGCGAAGCAGCGGTTCGGCACGGAGTTCGCCGAGGTCTCCTTCAATGGCGTGAAGGCCTCGCCGGGTGCGAAGACCGGATTCAAGGTCTCCTCGATGGACGGGATGACCGTCCTCCGCGATGACGACGTCCCGCAGGAGACCATCAAGGACATCGCCCTCATCGACACGAAGCACTACAAGCTCAGCCAGCTTCGCCCGTTCGAGACCGCGGACGAGGAGAACCCGTTCATCACCGGGTTCGCCCGCCGGGCCCTGTGGTACGGCTCCACGAACGTGACGACCACGCAGTTCAAGGGCTCGGGCATCCTGACCGACCTCAAGTGAGGGCTCGTGGTCGAGACGCTGGAGAGCGTGATGAGGGCGCGACACGCCCGGCGTGCCGCACAAGGAGAACAAGCCAAGGAGGACAAGACACCCATGCCAATCCCGCAGAAGAAGCCGGAGTCCGTCCTAATCCTGTACGGGCAAGACGGTCCGCTGTACCACGATGGACGAGTCCCGAAGCTCGAAGGCGGGTACCTGTTCACGAAGGACGTGCCCGTCGAGGTGAAAGCGGTCCCGCTCGACGAGTATGGCCGCGTACTCCCCTTCGCCCGCGAGGACGAGGCGGTCGCGTGGGATGACGGGGACATCGTCTTCTTCCGCCACAAGGCGGAGACGAACCCGGGGACCTGGAACGTCGTCGACGGGAAAGGCCGCCTCATTTCGAAGGCGGTCTCGGCCGTCAAAGAGGCCGTCGACACGAAGATGAAGCGCAAGGGCGGAGGTGTCTGATGGCGCGGACCATCACGGTCATCGGCGCCGACATGCACGTCTTCGGCGACTTCCGTTGCCGCATCCTGGATTTCAACATCACCAGCTACACAACGGGCGGCGAGAGCTTGACGCCGGCGGAGGCCGGCCTGGAAGCCATCGAGGGTGTCTTCGCGGTGCCGAAGGGCCTCGCGGCGGCCGCGCTCCTGGCCACTTACGACACGGTGAACAACAAGCTCATCGTGTCCGGACAGACGCCGACGAGCGCCACAGCCGGCACCATCGCCCTCGACCAGATGGCCGCCGCGGCGACGGCTCGCTTCCTGCTGCTGGTGCTCGGCAAGTGAGGCCGGGCACATGGCGAACCGCTCCGTGAGGGTCCTGGCCGCGGCGGCCCACGCAATCGGCGCCGGCCGCGCGGTCATCATCGATACGCTCGGGGCATTGCAGTTCACGATGTCCGTCTGGTGGGACGGCGTGAACACGGCTGGCGTCATCGCTTTCGAGGGGACGAACGTCGACCCGGCACCCGACCTGGCCGCGGACGACGAGAAGTGGGTGGCTCTCGGCACGGCCCTCACGTTCCAGTCGAACGCATCGAACGAGCTAAGTGCCCAGAAGGCCTTCCGTTACATTCGAGCAC